CATAAAGTCTACGTCGCAACAATGGTATCTAGTATGGAAGGTATCAGAAGCATACAACATTGGAACAAGACTAGTCTGATTAGTGAGGCCATTCACTACTGCATACTGAGTTCCTCCTGTTGTTGAGAATGTTTCTCCTGCATCTATTACTGCGTTCTCCATAAAGAAAGTGCTGGGCACATTTCCTAATATTGTATCGTTATCTACTCGCTTAGCTGTTTGGACAATGCTGTGCAAGTCGCAAGGCAACTGTCCTCGTCCATTAGTAATAGTAATAACATCTATCTTTTGCTTAAGGACGTCAGGAATATTAAGTATCGACATAAGATCTCCAATCCATTCAAGTGCGTCTGAATGGTCTAGGTCGTAGTTGAACTTAAAGTCTGAATAGACTCTCTCAATGACTCTTTTATAACTTATGTATTTACCGTTGTACATCTTCGTAAAAGTCTACTTTAATATTGGGGTCCTTTATACAGTTTGCCAAGAACCTTTTATGGCCTCTAGTAGGAGTGAACTTATATCCATTCTTACCTTTTAATGCGTATGTACCTTTAGTCCAGATTACTCGAGCAATAAATCCACCAGTATGTTCATTAGTGTGCATAACTGTAGGTTTGTTTTTAATCAACTTAAGTTCTGCCATAGTCTTACCTGGATAAGTTTCAGCCCAAAGTTTTTTAGTCTCGTAGTAATTAATAGGCATATGCATTTTCTTTAGTTCACCATCTTCTATAAATGGTGTTCTTTTTCTTTTAACTACTTTTAAGTATCCTAGGTAAGGCATCTGTATCTTACCATTATCAAGAATCATTGCTTCTTGGAATACTCGTTCATTAATTTCTTCACAGACTTCTCTGCAAAGTTTGTATGAGTACTTAGAGTTAATCTCTTTGTTATGATCATACGCATTTCTGAATTTAAAATCAGAGTTATTCTTTCCTACTGTCCTCTTAATTAACTCCATCTATTATTGTATCTTTGGTTGTGAAACAACGTCACGTTGCTTAGCATCGTTGTCTTCGTCCATTGGTATACTCTCTTGTCTTAGTAATTGTTGTATGATTTGCTCTTTCATGTATGTCCACATCCAATCGTTAATTGGATATTCTGAATCAGGAGTCCAGCATACTAAGTCACTACAAGTTCTAAATGATCCTGCAGCAGTTGGATCTTCAAATACTCCTCGTATGTTTAAGTACTCTATTTGCATAAAGTCCTCAGTCTTAGAATATAGATACATACGGTTGTTTAGATAGAATGCAAAGATTCTACCTTGGTTAAATCTTCCATTACCTGCGAAGGGCACTCTCTGATAAGGAATCAAGGAAATAGGAGCTTTGATTTTATTCGTAGCTCCTACCCTTGTAAAACCTGAAGAGTTATGGTATTCTATTGGTTTTGGCAAGTCTACAGCAGTACGTAATACTTTGCAACCAGCCTCTACAATATCTGAGCAGCAATCTGCTGCATCTTTAAGTTCCATAGCTATGCAGCCTAAGTCTTGAGTTACGTCCTCAGAAATGCTTCTGTTCTTATTGTATTCATTACGAATCCACAAGGCACGTTGCTCAGCGATTAGTCTAGTGATCAAACGTCTATCGACTTCTGAGTCATCACTATTAATACGAAGAGCTTCTTCTATTTCTGATTGTAAGTCTGTTAGGCTGGCCATATTTTATTTACTTAGTGGTCTAGTGTTACAAGTCCCATGAGATCTTCTCATTTTTCCAATAGACTTGCAGTCTGTGCACCTAAATGCTTCGTAGACTGCTGAGTTAGTATAGTACGACTTCTTTTCTGAGAAGTCTAAATTAGTTCCTTGACACGATGGGCAGTGATCATCATCATCTAGGATATACATTCCTAGGTTTGGATGAGGTGCTATCCAAGGTCGTATCTTTAAGTACAGTTCTTCAAGTATCTCGATGTCTTGAATATTGTATTCTTCCATCTTATTCATGGCGTCCATGTCTCCTTTAAGACATCGTCTCCACATCTCGAATCCTTCATGCTGCAATTTGGGAGTTAGACCAAGCTGCTTATTGATGTAATCTAGTTTATGACTAGCGAACTTAAACTTCTTTTTAGTGGCCTTAAGAGTATCAATACTTGCATAAGGCATAGGAGGCATAAGTTCATTCAATATGAATCGCATGTTTAAGAACTTGATATCATACTTGTCACCATTGTGAGCAATTACAATATCTGCTTCATTTAGAAGATGCCAAATCTCTCTAGTAATTCTAGAGTCATCCTCAGCAAGAACTTCTTTCTGAGTTAGTTTTCCTGACATAATCTCGTCTTCAAATAACCACTTTGCTGACCAAGTGAGCATAAACATATGATCTCTTTCTAGCATATGTAGGCCTGGTTCCATCCAAGCTGACCATACACTAGCAGTCATTGGAGCAGTCTCTATATCAAAGACTAATATTTTAGCAGGTCTATCAGTCGAAGGCATGATACCTTTTGACCTTAACCTAGCTTCTGTTAATGCCTCTGCGACCATCTCGATGTCTTCTCCACTTACACCTAGTCTCAGAGCTAACCTAGTTGCTCCCTCTTTTAAATAACCGCTTTTTTCAACTAGGAAATCCATTACCATTTCCTTCGTCCACTTTTTATTTTCTGCCATATTAGTTATTATAATGCTTCCAGACAAAACCATAAGCTGTTTTCTGTCTTTTATTACAAACAGCTACAATGTTTTTGGCTTTGGGGTTACTGTTGTAGAAAGACTCTGCTTCCTTAATAGTATTCCAAACTTTTAGTAAGTTCTGGTTCAAATCAAATTGGGAAACTTTTCTTGCTCTGTAACTATATTTGCCTGTAGGTTTTACATGCATTTTGTTAGCTTTAGAGATTTTGTTTTTCCACTCTTTAGATTTGGAATGACTGCATTCTTTACTCTTAAAGAATTTGATCATATTACAGTTGCAACAAAGCACCTGGAACTCATAGTCGCTCTGGAAGTTATGTCTAAGTAATTGCTTATATAAGGCCACACCTTTCTTCCCTCCTGATTTTCTATGTTTAGCTCCATCACTGTTAACATGGTCGAGACAAAGAGCTTGTATATCATTATAGCCACATCCTTTACATTCAGGTACACCTGAAGAGGAGTAATGACTCATAACTTTATATTTAACCTCTTTGTCAGTCATAGCTAGTTACTACTTGCGGTCCATAGATTCCTTCACAGCCTTAGCAGCTTCAATGGTCTCTTTAACCTTGATCTGGTCTGCCTTATCTTTGCTCCCTTTAGAGCTTCCGAAGAAAAATTGAATCACTTGAATTAGGCCTGTGGCTACCAAAGCTCCAATAGCCATATCGACTATTGATCTGTTTGCTTCTGGAATCTCAACGAACATTAACATACCTATCAGTATAAATGTGGCTGCAGCTAGGCCCAATGCAAAGATATAAATAAAACGTTTACTAAACTTATCTTCTTGCTGTAGTGCTGCTACTTGCATATCCCTAGCTGACTGGGTGTCTTCTAGATATGCTTTTTCTATGTCTGCTTCTAATTGCTTAGACTCTTGTTGAATCTTATGATCTAGCTCTTTGAGTTTTAGTTTGAACTCGGCCTTCTCTTCTTTTGTTTGTATAAACTGGTCAGCTACATCAGCGACATTTTTTATAATGCCTCCACCTGCTCCACCAAGAAAGTCTCCTATTTTGTTGAATATGCTCATTGTCCGTAGTATTTATATTTTGTTCTGCCGTTAACTTTGTAGGCTACTAATGTCTCTTTTCTATTAACGCCCTTACTGTAACTTACATGAATCCAAGCTGGTTCGTCTTCATCTCCAAATTCCCAAATAAGTTGATCATATTCTAAGTTATTGTAGATAAAACTGAACAGTTCGGCATTCTTTTTTCCTGGAGGTACTTTAAGATCTAATGCTTCTCCTTTACTGTGTTGAGAAGCGCTAGCTCCTCCAATGCGTTTATTAAGTGCTCCTGATCTATATCCAGAAGACACCCTAATAGGAAATCCTAATGCTTCCCTAGCAGGTTGAAATACCTTTTCAGCAATACGACGTAACGCTTTCAGATGTGCTTCACTAGGCATATTAGATATACCATGTTTAATAGCCGTCTGACTATACGTCACTTCAGCCAAGCTTAAGTTTTTTGATAGTTTCATGTGATATTTCTTTTGGTTTTAGGTCCCTTATTTTTAGAAGATAACAAACTCTTGCTACTTTCTTTTTAAGTTTTTCCATGTCTATACTCTGCTCTTTCATTTTGATAAATTATCAAGTAAACGATCTACTAATTTATCCATCAAGGCCTTCAGTTCAGACATTTCCTTTTCTATATTATTTATTCTTTGG